GAGATGCACAGCGCATCTCTCCCTCTGGGAACCTTGTTTAAGGGAATCCCAATCTCCTCAGGTTGTCAAACCTGAGCCCACTCGGTCTTAAGTGTAAGGCGCCGAGAGCCTGCTCGAAAGAGCAAGTGATCAGGAGCAACGGCTTCACAGCCGATGATTCCAAAGCACTTCACGAGAGCCGGATCGTCATCAAGACGGTCAGGAACCCTAGGAGTCTTAGGAACTAAAACGCGGATTTCTCTACGTTGTAGTTCTTTATTAAACCTAGTCCGAGGGGCACTATCGCTGTAATAGTACCACCCGATCGCGGCAGAAGTACGCGGTACCGTTGGCAGTTTCCCAACAACGGACTCGACAGCATCCTTAATAGCTGCCGAAGTTCTATAGTATCCAGCATCGAAAAGCTGGTTACTAAGAGAAACACCGCTAACCACTGCGTTCCCATCGAGTCGATCAGTCGGAAGCATACGACGAAGGTAGACAGGTGTCACCTTCGAACCGTCGTAAGCGTCCAACCCGCAAGACTCGCGGAATTTACCATTCCAAAAAGACTTGCGACTGTTGACCTTCAAACCTATGGAATGAAGGTCAGCACTGATCGTAGATGCCTCGTTTGCAGGGACGATCAAATCGTCTCCGTAAACGTAGACCTGCCTGCTCAGTTCAAAGCAGGTAGATCTTGAAGGTTGTTGTCCTTTGCTAAGTATTCTCGATGTGATGATGGCGCAGTAAAACACCATCGCCTCAGTCGGGAAGCACATAGCAGAACCCATCGACGCAAACTTCTTAAGGTCAATTACTCGACCAGAAGGAAGTTTTGCGCGACGGCTCCGGCATGCGTCCACGATCTCCCAGAAATCCGGGTAGATCGAGTACAAATCCTGAGCCATCGACAATGAAACGCGATCGCTCGCTTCACTCATATCAAGGGTGGCAAGAATGCCATCACGAGATGAGAGTAAGGCCAAAGATTGGTTCACAGATTGGTCACGAAAGTTAACATGACCACCTGTGAAATACCCAGATTCGATTCTGGGAACAATCCAAGTGCTAAGAGCCTGCTGCGCATACTGCATGCACACCGGTTCGATAGCAATTACACGAGGCGTTTTCATAGTCTTAGGGACAAAGACAACCCTTACGGGTGCCTCGTCCTCGGGTTCGACGAAGTTGATGGGAATGTCATCTCCGTATTGGGTGAGGTTCCGCAAGGAACCACATCCAAATTCTGTATAAGGAAATACCCTATCCAGACGGCGATGCCAAACACTGATGCGAAACTTCGAGTTGCCTCGAATTTTCTCACCAGTAGTACCAGGACCATGACGAGGAACAAGTTCCTCATAGTGGCCATAAGAGAGGACGTCGGACATAACAATCCGGCAAACTCTCCGAAAGTACTCCATAAATCTATCATTCTTGATAGCTCCAACTTCGTTCTCACACTTGAGAAAGGCTTCTTCGGCCCGTCTCTCACGCTCTTTCGTGCATGGGAGAAGGATTTTCTTAGCAAAAAGGCAGACTTGCCGAATGCTAGAAATGCAGTCCAAGGAAGGATTCTCAAGAAGAACACCATCCTTGTCAAAAACATTGGACATGAAGGCCTGCATAAAAGCGGGTCGACATCCATTCTTCCGGAATCCGGAAAAATAGGAAGGGCCAATCCTGCCTTCGTCTAGACTTCTTTCGAAGTCTGAACAAAAAGCGGGAAGGGTGATAGTAATGAAACTATCACCCTCGTTTTTGACTCGCTCCGTGATTGTCTTTATGTCACGGAACGATGGGGCATCACACCTCCTGCTGCAATCCTGCAGTAGGTACGCTAGGAGTCCTACAAGGCTTTTCATGGTACCACCTTTTAAGTTGGCTGCCATCCAGGATGTTTTGCTTAACCGCAAAGCTTCCGAAGAAAAGCCTACAAGACCAATCGAGTGATCGACTGGAGAAAACCGGCCTTACCTACTTCGATCAAGAAGAAGAGAAGGTGTTAGGTTTCCCCGTTGAGCAGTTTGAGGATATTGGCAGAAGTTGCCCACGCAATCAAGGCGTTAGCCAAGTTTTGCGCATCGGTAACGGTAATACCAATATTCGGGAAGTCCACGGTAATCGTCGCGGTCGCCGACGCCAGAATATTCTGGGTCGGGATCACGGGATC